ATTTGCTCTTGCAACAGAGCACGGCTATAGGTTTTCATCCATTCCCCCCTCATCCTTTGATGTACATTACGTAGACGTTGGCACGGTCATCTGCGCCATTGGCCTTCACATCGAGTCCCTCTGCGGTGATAACACCACTGGTGATGGTAGAAGCCTTGGTAGCGACCCCATCATTGGATGCGTCAATCGCGTCCGTGATGTCCGCGCCCGCGGCCCCGTGTGTCACCTGCATGGTCCCGCTCGCCTCGGTAGCCGTGGCAAGGACGACAACATCCACGATGATGTCCCCTTCCTCAAGGCCCGTGGTGGCGTTGCCGAAGTTGATCGGTGCGGTCTTTGCGTCCCCATCGATCTCGAGCTTCAACGTCTTGACCACAGTCTCCCCTTCAAGGGCAATGAGCCGAGTATCGGTGTCGTATCCCTCGAGGGTGGTGAGCCGTGTCCCAGCGTCAAGTGCCTCAAGGCCAGCGATCCTCGCCTCGTTCACATCCAACGGAACGGGTTGCACGAACGGTCGGAACACGACGTACGCCTGCGGGGACGCTGGATCGATCTCGATGACACGCCCGACAGGGGTGTTGGTGCCCTGTGTGTTGGTCAACCCTACGGGGTCGGTGTCGGTGCCCGCGACCGCGTAGACGGTCCCGCCTACCTCGAACGCTGCGCCATTGGCCAGCTGCTCGGTCTTGATGGTTCGGTCGTTGTTGATGTTCACAAGGCCACTTGCGTTGTACGCGATGCCCTTGTGCTCGATCACGTTGCCGAATACCCCGTTGAAGATGACAAGTTCATTCTGCACCACAGGTCGATTGATATTGTTGGTGACGAGGAACGTCCTGTCGCTCAGTGTTTGCTCATGGAACCCGTAGGTTCCTCTTACTTTTTCCGTGAAAGCCATAATCACGCCTCCCATTCGCCGCTATCGGCGCTCTCCCCTGCCACAGCGGAGGGAGTATAGTTCATTCTCATGAGAGCGGCCTCGTGCTCCGCAATCATATCCTCGTGCCCTTGGATGCGCTTGATCTCCTCGTCGATGTCGCCATCGGTGATGGAGAACATGTGCCGCGCCAACCTGAGCTCGCCCTCGTCGGGGAACGCCGCCTTGAGCTTCTCCTCCTTGAGCGCCGCGAACGCGGCTTCTTTAGCCTCGTCCTGTGCTTTCAATGTATTCGTCACAAACTCCTTGACGTCTACATCGCCGAGCAGAGCCTCCACTTCCTTGAAGGTGGCGAGCTTGGCTTTCATATCCTCGTCAACGAGTTCTATGCCAAGAGCCTCAACAAGATCCGTAGAGGTGACTGCGCCATCCTTGAACATTGTCTTGATGGCACCCAGCAAAGTTTTCTTATCCATGCTGTCCTCTCCCTGTTTGAATATTTCTCCGTACTCCACCGGAGCACCTGTATCATTCCCGTCCGCGTCACACGGTGTGAACTTGAAGTTGGATGCGATGATCGACGCCGCGCTCGCGTTCATGTCCCGCTCGACGATGGCGTTGGTCTGGTTCTTCAGGCTCTCGACGGCGAACACCTTGATTTCCTCAGTCTCCTCGTCGTAGTGCCACTCGCGCTTCTCATAGTCGCCCGTGCTCGTATTCAGCACACCCGCGTTTATCTCGCGCATCGTCTGGTCGATGACCTCGCGGCTGAACTTCCCCTCGGCGAACAACCTGTTGCGCAGCAACAGGCGCCCGTCGCCCTCCTCGTCCACCTTCGCGCCCACGATGTAGCCCGCGGGTATCTGGCGCATGGCGCCGTTGGCGAAGTCCTCATGGCCCTGAAGGTACACGGGGGCGGGGTTGGCGTTCACCGCGTCGGCGAAGCTCTTGGCCCACTTGACGGTGAGGATCACGTCGTTCCAATACTCCTTGGCGGGGTGGTTCTCGCCGAGCAACACTTGGTTGACGAACTCGATGGGTTCCTGCTCGCCGAAGAGCACCCCGACACGGTCGCCGTTGCCCACCGCGATGCTGTCCACCGTCACTTCGCTGTACAACCCAGAATATGCCGCCTTGAACTTCCCGAACTTCAAATCATTACTCATCATCTTCCTCCTTCTTGGGCTCGTACTGGAGGTTGGTGTACCGTTGCGTCATCAGGTCGTTCTGCGCCGCGTTGTAGTCCTCCATCTCCTTGAGCCGACGCTCCTGCGTCTCGGCCACCTCTTCCATATGCGTATCATAGTCGCTCTCCACGTCGACGAACGTCTTGCCCGTGAGCGTCCTGTGTATCTCCCTGTCGCCCATCAGCGAGTTGTTGCGCGCCTTGATGAGCGCGGTGACGGTGACGTTCATCGTATCGGCCTTCTCCTTGTCGGTGGAGAAGTCGGGCTTCGGCCATGTCAGGGTGTAGTCGTGCGACGCGACCCCGTACTCGGCGTGCGCCATGACATCGAGCGCCATGTCGAACAGGCGCCTGAACGCCTCGCCGAACTGCTCCTGCCGCGCCTCGACCCGCTTGATGAACGCGGGCCTCTGCTCCTCGACGGATGACAGGGAGGCACCCATGTTGGCGCCGAACACCACCTCGGGCGTCTGCGACCCCTCGACCGTGTTCATGAAGGCCATCTCGAGCAGCGAGGATGCGTCGCCCGTCGTCTTGGCGGCGGTCACAAAGTCCATGTCGTCGCCCTCCCCGACGGGGGGCTTCTCGAGGACGAACACCTCGCGGTCGTCGAGGTTGAGCTCACGGCCCGCCTGTACTTGGTCGTACATCCCCACGCCGAAGTTGTTCTCGATGAACTTGCGCACGCTGTTGGTGATTATCTTGAGCTTCGGGCTGTTGCGCTTCTGTGCATGCACCGCCTCGTAGAACAAGTCGTGGTACACCTTGAGCGTCGGCTCGATGGGTGTGATGTCGCTGTGTCCCCGAATCTCCCACGGCTCGTTGTCGTTGGCAAAGACCACGATGGGGATGAAGCCGAGGACGTTGCGGCCCCTGACGGTGCCCGTCCTGACATTCGGGTCGGTGGAGCCCGTCTCCTTGACGACCTCCCTGTCCGTGATGCGCACCTTGACGGTGGTCTGGTACTCATTGCCGTCGATGTCCGTGTGGGAGAACGTGTCATCGATGATGAACCCCGTCACGTCCTTGGACAGGGGGTCTTGCACGATCGTGACCGTCTCGGGGCGCGGGACGACGAACTTGGGCTTGCCGTCCGCCCACTGCACCCAGACGAAGGCCGTGCCCTCGCGGATGGCGACCCGCATTATCTGCCGAGCATCCACCTGCAACGAGTCGAGCTTGGCGGACAGCGCCGCATCGGTGGACTTGAGGATGGGCTTGCCGATGAACGAGAGGGTGCCGTCGATGATGGGCCTGAGCAGGTGGGCCGACAACGCGTAGCTGTTGTCCACGTTGCGGTACAGGTCGCGCGCCATCTGGTGATGGACGTTCACCCGTGCGCCCTGCACGGGCACGTTGACGATCGGGGTGATGTGCCCACCCTCGATGACGGTGCGCTTCCTCCCACCCATCATGTTGAACAGCTTTGCAAACCAGTTCAAATCCGCTCCCCCCGCTTGTACCGCGCCTTGGCGCTCAGCGCCCCAGTCTTCGTCAACTTCTTGATGATGGTGGGGTCGAGGCGCCAGTTGGCGTATGACAACACACCCTCGATGTCCGCGAGCTCCTCTTCGCTGAATTGTCGCCCGAGCTCCTCCCGCTTGTCAAGGGGGAGTGCATCGACGCCGTATTCCCCGATGAAGTGCCTGAGCTCATCGATGTACGCCTGTTTCTCGTCCATCTTCTGCATGAGGTGGAGTGTGTCGCGCACCTCCATGGCCCTCAACAACCTGTCGCGCTTCCGGCTCATCATGTCTCCTCTTCTATAGTGTACAACACTTTATCGTGCACTACAAGCGCAATTTGCCCGCGAGCGCGTTCTCCTCGTTGTACAACAGGTTCGCCAGCATCATGAACGCCCCGCCCGCGGCGTCCGCCATGTCGTCGTGCCCGTTCTGCGTCCCGTCGGTCACACCCGCCAGCTCGTCGATGAACATCCCGTTCCACGCGCCCTTGAGGAGCGACACGTTGCCCGCCTTGCACTGTATGGCCAGCGGTGTCCAGTACGACAGCTTCTTGCTCCGCTTCGGGTTGGCGTACACCGTCCAGCCCTTCATCTCCGCGATGATGTTCTGCACTTCCTGCTTGCCCGCCGCCGCGGGGTCTTGCTCCAGCCAAATCTGCACGTCCCCCCATCGGCCCGCGTCGCTTGCGGCGCAGTCCTTGATGAGGCGCAGCACGTCGAAGGGCTCCTCGCGCACCCGCACCACGTCGAGGATGTACACCCTGTTGTCCTCGCCGACGCCGAGCAGGGCACCCGCCGTCCAGTCGGGGTCTGGGTACAGGTCGCTGGGCACCGTGGCGGCCCTGTCCCAGTAGCGGACGATGCGCTGGAAGCGCGGCAGGTCGGAAACCTCGGCGTAGCGCCAGTAGTGCGTCTTGAAGAGCTCGCCCGCCATGGGCCGCGCGTCCCAGTTGCCGAGGAGCAACCGCTTCCTCTCATACTCGAACATCGCCGAGAGATTCGCCTTGTACGCGGGGTCTATCTCGAGGAGCGTCGGGTTGTCATCCAGCGTTGCGCGGATGAACGTGAAGCTCTTGACAAAGAGCTCTTGGCTGTCAATCTGCTCCTTGTGTGCGCCGTACGCCTCCTCGTAGGAGTCGAACCACTCCAGCTTGTTGTCCTGACGGATGAAGTAGCGGATGACACCGCTGCGCTCGGGGATGGGGTAGCCGTCCTCATCTATCCACCACGCCAGCAGCTTGCGCAGGAAGGAGTCGGGGTCG